ACTGCTAACACTAAGGGTCGAGGCTCCGATGATGGCAAGTTTATGGGTGCCCAAGTTCTTGATGAGGCATTCCTTGAGCGTTTTGCTATTACTGTCGAACAAGAATATCCTTCAGCGGCTCAAGAGAAAAAGATTGTTCTCAACAAAATGGCTGTTCAAGGTTGTGTTGATGATGAATTTGCCGACAAGTTAGTTACTTGGGCTGACGTTATCAGAAAGACTTTCTATGACGGTGCGATTGATGAATTGATCTCAACTAGAAGGCTAGAACACATTGTGAAAGCCTTTGCAATGTTTGATGATAGACTCAAAGCCATTCAGTTATGCGTCAATAGATTTGATGTGGACACCAAGTCTGCTTTCATCGACCTCTACACCAAAGTAGATGCCGGTGTGAGTATGGAAACCACTGAAGAAGTTGAGACTACTGATTCATCGGAGGACTTTTAATGCCTAAACCAGACTACAAGTTTAGGGAAGATGAACTATTAGAGGAGTTCAAAGCCTACATAGATAAGACCTATCAGGGTCACTATGGTCAGGGTGGACTCCAATCTTCCGAAGTGATTGTAGATCGTGGTCATGGTATGGGGTTCTTCCTTGGTAATGTCGATAAGTATAATGGTCGATATGGCAAGAAAGGAACTCCTGAAGATCACCGAAAAGATATCGTTAAGATTATCCATTATGGTTTCTTGGCATTGTATGAACATGATAGGAAAAATTCAAAGTGAATCGGTTAGCTATCACAGGAATAGGATTAGTGGACAACCTTGGGAATAACCCAATGGATTGTTTTACTGAATATCAAACTGGTCCCATTCCCATTCCTGTTGATGGTAGTTTTTCTGCACAAAAAGATAATTTAATTGAAGTAAAGGCTCCTATTTACAATCGCCTATTAGATGTGAATAAGATATCATTACATACTGTAGCCGATGCATTGAAAACAATACCATATTCTGATAATGTATTTACTTTATTCTCTACACTCACTGCTGGCAATACCACGTTTCAGGACTACGGTACTGACTTGGGTGATGGTAAGAATAGAGTTAAGCCACGACAGTTGCTACAGGGTTGTAGAGACTTCACCGCGGGTCTCATAGCGCAATCGTTTGGATTTACAGGTGGTGCTACCAGTTTTAATTCTGCTTGCGCTACAAGTCTCTACCAATTGGACTATGCGTTTCATTTGGCAAAGCGATATGACTATATAGTATGCGGTGCTGGTGACTCAGCAAATAATTTATGGGACTCTACCTTTTTTGATAAGCTAGGTGTCTTAGGTTCTAAGTCTGCTCCATTTGATGATGATCGTGATGGAATAATTACTGGTGAAGGAGCAGGCTGTTTAATTTTGATGGATGTCCACAAAGCAATTGAGAAAAATATTCCAATCATTGGGTACATCTATCAGCCAGGTATAGCAAGTGATGGTGTAGAAGGAGACTTTGTTAATCCATCTGCATTCGGATTGAAAAAAGCCATGGGGCTAGCCACACAAGGTATTGATAAGAATGATATCGGATTTGTATCTGCTCATGCTACAGGTACCTTACAGGGTGATGAATCTGAATATAATGCAATTCAAGATATGTTTCCTTATGTAGATGTTGTAGGACTCAAATCTAAGTTAGGACACACCATGGCAGGCAATGGAATAATCGAATTAATATACTCGGTAATGGCATTAAAACGCAATATTATACCGAAAACTTTTATAAATAGCACCAAATATAGATACGTTACTACGAAGACCCGCGCAACTGATTGTAAATATGCGCTAAAGAATAGCCTTGGCTTTGGAGGGAAAGCCGCCTCGGTCTTAATCGAAGTAACTTAACCAGTTCCCCTAGTGGGCTAAGACTGTCACTTTCGTGACCTCTCTCTCCTCTCATAAATGGAAGTGACAGTCTTAGATTTTATAAATAGCAGTATACTAGTCAAATTTTTGGAGTAAAAAATGGCATACAAATACGCAATTACATATTCAAGACCTACCGTTGATGACGATTGGTATGTCATGGATACAAATACAGTATATACCGCAGAAGAAACTGCTAGACAAACAGTCCTTAGTGATTGGATTGCCGCTAGACAGGCTGATGGTGATATTACAGTAAGTTGGGAGTTCAGTGAAGATATGTTGGACTTTTCATACATTCTAACATATGAAGATGAAGACTCATATAATACTTTGCAGGCAGCCTGGGTAGTAGTTAGAGATGCACAGTGCGATGGTATTGAACCTGAAACCGAAGCAAAGTTTGTTCAATGGAACACAGACAACAACCAGACTTTTGCAATTACTAAAGAAACTGTTTAAAAACTACTTGACTTTTGGTAGTCGACCCTATATAATGATTTTAATTTACAACGTGATGAGGTTACATAATGAAAATATCCAAGAAAACCCTAGAGGTTCTCAAAAACTTTGCTAGTATCAATCCTAATCTTTTGATTAGACCTGGTAATGTTTTAAATACAATTCCAGCAGATGTTGGAATCTTTGCCCGAGCAGAAGTATCAGAAACTTTTGACAGGGAAATTGGCATCTATGATCTAAACACTTTGTTGGCACTTCTATCTATGATGGATGATACCGATGTTGAGTTTGGTGACGATAGTTTGTCAATCAAAAAAGACTTAGCAGAATTCAAATACTACTATGCCGACAAGAATATTTTAGTTGCGGCACCAGATAAGATTATCGAAGTAGATTCTGAATTTGCTTTCAAGTTATCCACTAAAATGATTGATACTATCAAGCAAGCCGCTTCTATTGTTTCGGCTTCAATGCTTAGTGTCATTGCCAAAAATGGTAAAGTGGTACTCTCAGTTGGTGATCCAGGTTCTCCAAGATCAAATACATACACCATGGAAATTGGTGAGTATCAAGGTGAATTCGATTGTCGTATTCCAATGGAAAACTTCAAGGTAATTTCTACTGACTACGATGTAGTTCTTAGTAAGAAAAAGTTCATGCACTTGCATGGCGGAAGTATGCAATACTGGATCGCTCTAGATCAATCTTCAAAAATATAAGGAGCGACTATGAAAAATAGTGGCGTTATCGAAGTCGGAACTAAAATTCCAACTTTGAGTTTCCAGACCCGTGTACTGGATGAGAATATCACGGAAGGTAATCCATATGTTTGGCAAGAAGTAACAACAGACCAGTTGTTTTCTGATAAGCGAGTAGTTCTTTTCAGTCTACCTGGTGCTTTTACTCCTACTTGTTCTACATATCAACTTCCTGGTTTTGAAAAGATGTACAATGAGTTTCGTGAAGTTGGTATTGAAGAGATTTATTGTGTATCAGTAAACGATTCTTTTGTTATGAACCAGTGGGGCAAATGGGCAAAGTTAAAGAATGTAAAACTTATTCCAGATGGTTCTGCCTTGTTGACTATGAGTATGAATATGCTTGTGTCAAAAGACAATCTTGGTTTTGGTCAAAGATCGTGGAGATATGCTGTACTTCTAAATGATGGTGTTGTAGAAAAATCATTCATCGAACCTGGTATCAGTGATAACTGTGAGACTGATCCATATGGTGAGACTAGTCCAGAAAATGTATTTAACTATATTATTTTTGATAGTCCAGTAAAAGCAAAGCCACGCGATCTTCAACTTGAATTGTTTGATGGAGGAAAGACTGAGGAATCGTTTGGATAATATAATGAGAGGAGAGTAGAATGGACGAATTTTTATTTGTCGAAAAGTATAGACCTAAAACCATTGATGAATGCGTTTTACCAGATTCGGTCAAAGAAACATTTAACCAATTTGTAGCAAAGGGTGAGATACCTAATCTACTACTGTGTGGTACTGCAGGTACTGGTAAGACAACAGTTGCTAGAGCCTTGTGTAATGAATTAGATTGTGATGTAATCATGATCAATGGTTCTGAAGAATCTGGTATCGATGTATTACGTACCAAAATCAAAAAGTTTGCAAGTACTATGAGTTTTGAAAACAAAACCAAAGTAGTAATCTTAGACGAAGCAGACTATCTCAATCCAAATTCTACTCAGCCTGCACTACGGGCATTCATTGAAGAGTTTTCTGCCAACTGTAGATTTATCTTCACTTGTAATTTCAAAAACAGAATCATTGAACCTTTGCATAGTAGAACTACTGTGGTCGAGTTCCGTTTGGACAAAGCGCACAAGCCAAAAATGGCAATGCAATTTCACAAACGTATGAAAGATATTCTGGACATTGAAGAGATTAAATACTCTGAAAAAGTTCTTGCTGAATTACTCAAGAAACATTTTCCAGATTATCGTAGAGTTCTAAATGAATTGCAACGATATAGTATTGGTGGTGTGATCGATGAAGGCATACTCAGCAATCTGGCTGAAATGAATGTTAAGGGTCTTGTTGATGCACTCAAAGATAAAGACTTTAAGAAGATGCGACAATGGGTAGCCAACAATGTTGACACAGATCCACAAGGCATCTATCGTAAAGTATATGATGCGTTGATTGACAAAGTAAAGCAAGTACCTCATTTGGTGTTGTTGATTGCAGACTATCAGTACAAAGCCGCATTCGTAGCAGACCAAGAAATTAATCTTACTGCTTGCTTAACAGATATTATGGCGTCTGTTGATATAAAATGACACGCATAGTTGCGATAGACTATGAAATCTCAAGTACGTGCCAAGCAAGATGCCCAGTTTGTGTTAGACAAGATGGTGGCAAACTAAAAGATTTCGTACAGACACAAAGAACCCTTGATGAAACTAAGCACATCTTAAATGGTGTAGCTAGTGGATTAAAGTTTGTAAAGTTATGTGGTAATTGGGGTGACCCAATGGGGTGTGATGAAATTGCAGATATATGTGAATGGTTTATATCAGAAAGTCCTAAAGTTAGAATTGATATTTCAACTAACGGAGCATTAGGAAAGCCAAAAACATATCAAAGATTAGGTAAAGTAGGAGTCAATATTGTATTTGGATTAGATGGATCAGATCAAGAATCCAATCAGTTGTATAGAAGAAA